ACCGCCCTTGCGGATGCCGTCGCGGATCTCCCGCAGCGTCAGCAGCATGTCGTTCTGCCGCTTGATGTCCTCCGGCAGCGACGTGGTGGTCACCACGGTCTGTGCGAGGTTCGCGGCGAACTTGTCCGCCATCGCCAGCGACGCGTTGGCGGAGGCGACCTCGGCCTTGTCCATCGCCGCGATGGCCTGGGCGGCGGTGAGCCCGTTGGTCGGGCCGAGCTGCGCGATCTTCGAGATCAGCTGCGGGTTCAGCCCCTTCGCCGCAGCCGCACGCAACGCACCGGCAAACGCCTGCGCCTGCTGGGCGAACGACGCGAGCTGCGCGGGGACGCTGGCCGCCACCGCGTTACCCTCGGCGTCCGTGGTCGTGCCGAGCCCGCCGACGTCCAGTGCCCCGGTCACTGCGTCGCGGGTGCTTGTGCGCAGCTGCGTGGCCGCCGAGCGCAGGTCGGCCAGCTTGCCCTTGACCTTCTCCACAAGGTCACCGGTTGCGGCCAGCGCAACCTCGGTGCGCTCTTTGACGCCCTCGGCGAAGCCCTCGGCGAAGAACTCGCCCAACTCCATCGTCACCTTGGACGGGGAGAAAATCTTGAGCGAGTCCTTGATGGCCCCAGCGGCTCGGGAGGCTAGGCTGCGAGCCTCGGACAGGACCGCACCAGCCATGCTGCGAATGCCGTTGATGAAGCCCATGACGAAGTCGCGGCCAGCGCTGATGAGGTAGGACGCCATGTTGGCGAACGGCTTCAGCATGTTCGCCACCAGCTCGCCGAGCGCTGCCACCACGTTGCCGATCCTGTTCAGGATGGCCGACCGCAGCCGCAGCATCATCTCGACGGCCTTCTCGCCCACCTCGATGGCGATTACGCCGAGCCTGGTCGGCAGGATACGCAGCGACTCAGCGAAAGACGCGCCGACCCCAGGGAACACGCGACGAAAGCCGTCTAGGAAGTAGCTGCCGATGCCACTGAGAGCGCGGCCGATTGCGCCAGCCATGTTGTCGACCCAGCCCTTGAGGGCGTTCAGTCCCCACTCCAGGAACCGGCCGACCAGCGGTATGCGACCCAGGAGACTCCCGACCTGGCCGAGAAGTTTTGCCGGGGCGAGCCATATGGCCAGTGCGGCGAACAGCAGCGTCTGCCAGTTGTTGGCGACACCCCGCAGAAGCCCGCCCATGTCGAATGCCAACAGGCCAGCGACGAACCCAAGGATGATCGCGGGCGCTTGCCTGCCAATGGCGATGCCGATACCCATGAAGTCGATGCGGCTCATCAGGTTCCCGAAGGCGGCCGTGAGCTTGCCGAGCGCCGACCCGGCACCTTGCACGGCCTGAGCCAGGGCAGACCCGAGGCTGCTGCCGACACTGGACCAGTCCCCGGCGTCCAGCGCCGTTCGCACTGCGTTGACGAATGGCGCGACCTTGACGACGACGCCTTGCATGAAGTCGCCGACGGCGGTGCGCCATTCGCCGACGGCGGTCTTGATCTGGGGCAGTGCGTTGCGGATCTTCGCCACGATGGGGCCAGCGAAGTCGCGGATGCCCTGGATGGCACCAGGGATCTTCTCCAGCGCCCCGGCGAGGAACTCCGACGCCCCGCCCAAGCCGTCCTTGATGAGCGGGATCAGCGGCTGGATCGCGTTTGCCAGTCCCATGCCCAGCGTGTCCTTGAAGGTGGACCACATACCCGTGAGCGACTGGGACTGCTTCTCCATGAGGCCGTTGAACCGCTCTAGACCCTTGCCGGTGCCGAGCGCGTCGAACAGGGCCTGCATCTCGGTCTTGCCGAGCTTGCCTTGCTGGGCCAGTTCGGCGATCGCCTGCTTGCTCTTGCCGGTGGCGGCGGAGAGCAGGTCGAACACCGGCACACCGGCGTCACGAAGCTGGTTCAAGTCCTCGCCGGTGATTCGCCCGGCTGCCGACATCTGCTGCAGGGCGACGGTGGCACGCTGCACGCCCTCAGCGCCGGTGCCCATCCCGGACGTGACGTCTCCCAGCGTCGTCATGATGGGGATGACTTCCTTGGCGCGGAAGCCAGCCGAGATCAGCGACGAGGCAGCGGTCTGCAGTTCGGGGAACTCGAAGGGTGTCTTGGCCGCGAAGGCGGCGAGGTCCTTGAGGAACTTGTCGGCCTTGCGCCCGGACCCGAGCATCGTGGTGAACGCAATGTCGGCCTGCTCGAGGCTAGCTGCGGTCTTGAGACCCATGACCGCGCCGGCCGCACCGATCGCCCCAAACGCGACGGCGCCGCGCGCCGCCATCTTGCCAATGGCGAGCAGCCCACGGTTTACCTTGTCGAACCGTCCCTCGGTCTTGCTGGCTGCATCCCCTACCTTGTCGAACACCTTGGAGGCGTTGTCGCGGGCGAGCAGGTTGAAGTTGAGGGACTCACTCGCCACGGCTCCCCCCCGCCTTCAGCCAGCCGTCAGCGAACTTCTTGTAGGACAGAAACCCGGCGTGGGTGAGCAGGTCCAACTCCCACTCGCGGATGCCGAACAGGTGCGCCAGCAGCGGCGCGTAGTCGCGGACCTGCTGCTCTAGGTCTCGGTCGGCTCTGCGGCGTCGGCCGCCCCGGTAGGGACCTCAGGCTCCGCCGGGGGCTCGTCGTCCTGCAGGTCGAGAGAGCCGATGTCGAACTCGACATCATCGAACGCGACCTCACGCCCGTTGCGCCGCCACAGCAGCCACACCAGGCCGGTCAGCGCGTAGGCGTCGCCCTCGGTGAGAGCCTTAGTCCAGTCGGCGATGCGCATGCCGGTGACCTTCTGCAGCGCGATGGCCTCGGTGTTGAGCATCTTCGACGGGTCGTAGTCGAAGACCTGGCCGTCGACGGTCACCTTGGGCATGGTCAGCCTCTCGCTATCCGGTTGGCGGTTCGTTTCATGGCGGCCCGCACCCGCACCCGCACCCGGGGGGCACCCCGTCGGAGGGTCTTGTCGAACCAGCCCGGTTGGATGGTCTGTGTGACCCAGGTGTCCGAGCCGAACACCGGGTGGCGCCACACGCCCTTGTTGAGCCGGCGCGGCAGGTTGGTGCCGTCGAGCTTGCCGACGGCGATCCGCACCCCGGTGGAGCGACCCGAGGTCCGGGTGCGGACCTTCACCAGCCCGGCGACGCGACGACGCAGCCCGGTGTCCTCCGGTGGCTTGGTCGCCAAGCCCTTGACCGCCGCCTTGGCGTCGTCAGCCAAGGGCTTGGCGGCGGCACGGATCTCCTTGAGCATCTCCCGGCGGAGCCCCTTGCCCGACTCCCCCTCAGCCTTGAGTCGCTTCGCCAGGTCACCGAGCTGGTCGGCGCCCTTGATCTGCAGGGAGACCATCCGACCCCCAACGCGCTACGCTGCCGGCATGTGGTGGTTCGAGGGCATGTGGCGCTGGGCAGTCGACAACGGATCAGTCGGTGCCCTACTGGTTGCTGCACTGGTGACAGCTTTCAGCGTTCTCATCGCCGGAACGGCGCTGATCTGGACCCTGGTGGGAATCAAGGCTGCAGGACGGGAGTTCGCCCGCGGATTCCGTCGGTCCTGGGGCCGGGACCGGCACCCTTAGAGCGCTGTCGAGTCCGCCGAGATCAGCGTGACCTGCAGCACCGGGTTGGTCTCGTCCGAGTACGCCTCGAACTCGACCTCGGCCTGCACGATGTCCGGGCCGTCCACGTTCGGCGCGACCGCCTTGAACTTCGCCGCCGGGATAATGAAGTGCAGCGTGTTCAAGTCGGTGCCCGAGATGATGTTCCCCTCGAGCTTCACCTCGATGGCCGTGGTCGTATTGTTCTTGAACACGTCGTAGAAGGTGGCCTGGTCGAACTCGGCGGCCAGCGTCCCAGTGACGGTGGGGATGTCGTTCTCCAACGGCTCCGACTTCAGCCCGGAGTTGCCCAGCCCGAACCGCTCCGTGGCCAGCGGCGTCCCCCCAGAAAGGGTGAACCCGGTCACCACTGCGGCGACCGTCGTGCCGCCCGCGACCGACGTCTCACCAGCAGACGTGGTGGCGGTGCCGCCAAGCCTGAACGTGGTGACCTGCTGGAAGTTGAACACCGATGCACCGGCCGTGTAGGTCGGAGTCGCCAGCGCGGTGGTGGTCGACTCAGACCGGCCCTCGATGTCCAGGCTCAGGGTGGCGTACTCCCCGTCGGAGACGGAGAACTCCCACCCGGACACCTTGCAGCCGGCGTAGGTGTGCGCCCGCACGGTGCCGCCCGGCTCGGGCCGTCCCACTTGGATCGTCGCCGACTTCCCAACAAAGTCACCGGGGGTGTGGACCTGCTTGTATGCCGACCCGAGCACCAGCGTCGGGGTGGTGATTGACGAGCCGAGCGCCAGCTTCCACAGGGTGCCCATGTTGCGGGTCGCGTGCTCGAGCTCGATGGAGCCGGAGACGGTCTGGCGAGACTGCACCAGCCGCGAGGCGCGCTTGAACTTCGTGCCGACCCGAAGCCCAGACGGCTCCAGCCATGTCGGCTCCCAAGTCAAGGACTCAGAGTTGAACTCCTGCCACTTGTCGACGGTGACCGCAGTTCCGTAGGTCGTCTCGAGCCTGTAGCCCAGAGAGGCGTCCAAGCCAGTCCCGGTGGCCATCAGCCGTTCTCCTCAGTGGTGGTGGGTGCGGGGATGTCGGGTTCGCCGCTCTTTCCGGTGGCGACCTTCGTCCACAGCGACGCCGGATAGGCGCGGGCCTCGTCGCCCTCGCCGATCACTACGGCGTCGTGGGGTTGGGACTTGGCGAGGCTGCCCTCGACGCGGATCACCTCGTCCGGGTCGACGCGGCGCCCACCGTCCGGGGTGCCGAGCACCAGCGGCCCACCGCTGGTGTTGCGCAAGGTCACGTATGGCACAAGGGGCTCCTCTACACGCGGGCTCGGTAGGACACGGTGAAGGTGAGGCGGGCTCGGGACCCGTTGGCGTTCTGCTGCTGGTTCAGTGCCCCCGCGGTCAGGTGCAGCCAGCCGGACTGGACGACCCCGCCCAGGGTGGGGTCGGCGCGCAGCGCGGTCTCCAGCTCGCCGAGGATGACCAGCACCCGGTCCCGGTGGGTCTTCAGGTCTGTCCCCCCCGACTGGGACACGACGGCACAGGTGATCTGCCCCGTCTCGTCCCGCGACGCCTTCCCCAGCCCGGCCCACTCCTGGTCCAGGCTGGCAGCGTCATCGTCGGGGTCGTCGGTGCCGCCCACGATCACGAAGTCCGCGGGCGGGGTGGTGGTGACCGGGTAGCCGTCATACACGGAGAAGGCGGTGCCGGCGTCCAGTTGGGTGACCAGCGCGTCAATGACCGCGCCCAACCTGCTAGTGGCCATCAGGCCACCACGGGCGGCAGCGCGTAAGGCTCCAGCAGCTTCTCCGCCCGCCAGATACTCAGGCCCATCCCCGGCACCTCAGCGGTGTCCTCCCGGCCCTGCACCGACAGCGCGACCGCGCCCCGCTGGGTCTCCCACAGCGACTTGAACACCAGCAGCGCCGCCGTGTGGATAGCCGCCGGCACCTGCGCCCGGCCCGCCACGTAGGTGACGGTCAGCGGGTTCGTGGTCCACGTCCGGCGCGTCGCCAGCCGCACCACCCCGGCGTCGGCGTCGAGGAACACGTCCCCCACCGCGTAGGTGTCTGAGTAGCCGTAGGCCCCGGCGATGGTGGTCAGGGAGATGACCGGGGCGCGACTGAGCAGCAGCACCTCACCGCTGGGCCACACCGTGTCGGTGTAGGTGCGCTGCATCACCGGGCCGACCCGGGACTCGACCCACTCGATGGCGGCGTCGACCATGTCCTGGATCTCAGCGTCCTGCGAGGTGTCCGAGGCCGGGAGGTTGAGATGGCGTTTTGCGGTGGCCAGGTCGATCACGCCGCCTCCCGAGCCTTCCGTCGATCAGATCGACCCTTGAGGCGCTTGCAGAGAAGGCAGTACATGTGGCCCTGCCCATTGAGCTTCCCATGCTCGGAGTAGTCGTGACCGTGCGGGCAATGGGTCTTGAGAGGGCGCAGGGCACCATTCAGGCCGCGCCGCTGGTTCTCCGCATGAGTCACTATCTGAAGGTGATCTGGGTTGACGCACGCGCGATTGCGGCAGAGGTGGTCTATCTCCATGCCCATTGGGATGTCGCCCACCTTGAGCAGGTAGACCACCCGATGCGCCAGTGCCGTTCCCAACCCAGAGTTGAGTTGAAAAACGCCGTAGCCCCACGACGACCGAGCAGCCGTCCACACGTGGCATCCACTCTCGTTCGCTGCGATTTTCGCCTCAACTCGGGGCCAGAGTGGCTTAATGGCGTTGGCCTTCAAGACTCTCTCGTTGGACTTACCGAAGTTCTCAGCCAGAGGGCCGCGTCGCCGCTTCGCTGTGGCGAGGTCGATCACCTAGACCACCTCCGTCACGGCTTGCGGCGAGAACGCGGCGGACGGTTCGGCTTCGGCTCCTGCTCGACGAGGATGCGCTGGGCGACCCCGGCGTTCACGAGATCCTGCGCCCGCGTTCGGGACACGTGGACCACGTTGCCGGGGCCGCCCTCCGGCGCGTCCTTGGTGAGACGGACGTGCGGCAACGTCAGCCCTTGTGCAGGGCGTTGACGGCCGACTCGGCCGCTGACTCGGCCGCCTTCGCCGCCTTGGCGTGCTCGTCCTCGAGTTTGGCGATGGACGGGTCCTGCTCGGTCGACTCAACGACGGTCACGCTGCCGTCCTTCTGGCCCTGCAGCACCCCGGCCGTGGCCGAGACGCCGCGGAGCTCGACGTCCTTGGCGGACACCGCCTGCTGCGCGAACTGCTCCTTGGCCGCCGCGACCGCGACGTCCTTGTCGCCGATGACCTCCGGGTTGTGCTGGTCCGGGGTGCCGTCCGCCTTGAGGGAGAGCATCTGCACCCGGTCGTGGTCGCCGTGCGCCGGCACGGTGTTGCCCTGCGAGGGGGTCTTGCTGGCCTCCGCCATGTCACATCTCCTTGTGTTTCCGCAGATAGTCGGCTGCGGCCTGGACGATTTCGGGGTTGTCCTGCAGGTGTCCGATGCCTTTGTTGCAGCTATGGCACAGCAGGGACCGGACCTTGCCCGTAGCGTGGTCGTGGTCGACGGAGAGTTCCTTGACCGTCTGCCCGTTGTTGGCCCTGCTCGTCTCTGGGCGACCGCAGATGGCACATCGCCCGCCCTGAGCAACGAACATCGCCTCATAGTCATCACGACTGATGCCGTAGTTCTGCATCAGCTTTTTCGCGCGGTGCTCGGAAGCGCGCAGCGCATAGGCCGCGCGCTTCCGAGCCTTCACGGCTTCCGCATTGATCAGCCGGTACGCCTTGACCTCAGCGCACTTGCACACCTTGCAGCGTGAGTCACGCCCATGAGGTCCACGGCCATTGCGATGGAACTCATCTAGTGACTTGGACTCACCACACGATGAGCAATTCTTCATGCGTGGATCACGTGGCGCTGTGTTGGTATAGCCGGTAACTCGCGGTGTTCTGGGCCGTACCGTCTGAGCGCTGGAAGCCCAAAAATCCAACTTGGAGGTAGTCGGCGTATCGCTCTTCGAGGCGCAGCAGGGTGAAGTCGTTCACGTCCCGGATGACGTAGCCCTCCCGGAAGTCGCCGAACGCGATCGACTGGGCCGACGCCGCCGGGGCCGGCATGTCGTTGTTGAGCACCAGCCGGTAGCCCAGCAGCGAGTCCGGCACGCCGGCCTGCACCGACGGCTCCCACAGCGGCCGGTTCTGGGAGTCCTTGAGCTTGCGGATCACCTTCCGCGCGGCCTGACTCATCATCCACGCCAGCTCGCCGCCCTGGTAGGCGGGGTCGATGGCGTCGATGACGTCGATCAGGTCGTCGTAGATGACCGTCGTGGTCTGCCCGGTGGTGCCCTGCTTGCCGACCGTGCCGGAGGTGACCAGCCCGTCCGGCTGGGCGGTGCCCGTGCCGGTGGTGAAGTGCTGGTTCTGGATGCGGGCGATGCGGGTGGCCAGGGTGCGGGCCAGCCACGCGTCGAGGTCGAACGCGGAGTCGTTGAGCAGCTGCAGAGACACCCGCACCAGCTTCGAGGTGTAGACGTAGGCGTCCAGGCTGGCCTGCCCGAACGTCACGTCCTGCTCGGTGACCTGCGTGTTCTCCGCGAGGATCGCGCCGACGTTGGCCGTGTCGTCCACGGTCGGCCAGGGCAGGTTCGCCCCGGTGTCGGTGGTGATGACCTCCGCGACGGCGCGGACGGCGCCGATCGCCTTCATCGTCTCGACGATCTTCTGCCGGAACGCCGCCGGCACGGTGTAGCCGCCGGCCGCGCCGGTGGCGACGCCCTGCGCGTTGCGCAGCTCCTTCCCGTCGACCCATCCGGCCCGCAGGATGTTCTTGTCCTCGCGGTCCAGGTCGGCGGTACCACCGCGCAGGAAGGCGCGGAACGCCTTCTCGTAGCGCTCGGAGTTGACCGGGTTTCCGTCGTCGGAGTCCTCGTCGGAGACCCGGGCCGGCGGGACGACGCCGGTGCGGTCCACCGCGTCGTAGGCCGCAGCGCGGGCATGGTGCTTCTCCGCGCGAGCGATCTGCGCCTCGAGATTGTCGAGGTCCTGCTCGGCCCGGTCGTACTTCTCGGTCTCCTCGGCGCTCAGGTCGCGGCCCTCGCGCTCGGCCTGGTCGTAGATCTCCTGCATCTGCGACCAGACGTTGGCTCGCTGCTCACGCAGCGCCTGGGTGGAAGGCATGCCTCTGGTTCCTTTCGTGAGCATGCGAACCTCCCCGCG